GTCGTCTGCGGCTGCTCCTCGAGCGTGATGATGACGTATTCGCCGGGCTCCAATCCCTCGATCGGATATTTGTGGTTATGCTGGCGCTGGGTCTTGACCACTTTCCCGTCCACGATCTCATCGTCAGCCAGCCGCGTGACAAGCACTCCGCTAGGTATCGACTTCACGGAAAAGACGTGGCCGGTATGGCGGCGCAGCCAGCTCGCTGCCTGGCGCACACGATGGGAGTATCGCTCAGGGATCTCGATCTCCATCGAATCCCCAATACTCAGGCTCTCGAGGCCGTATTTCGTATCGCCCTTGCGGCCGAATACGCACCGAATTTTGACGCCAATAGCAGATGGCTCCCACTCATATTTGCGGGATGATCTAGCCTGGAAAGTCTCGAACCAGCGGCTGAACTCATCGGCTGTGATGGGCCAGATGTTTAGTTCGGAGTGCTCGCCCGGATAAATGTCGCCGATTGCTTCGCGGATGTTCGAAAAGGTGTTAGGACGCATAGATTCCTCGTAAGGGGTGAAAGGGTGACGTTTTAAGTCCACGGCCGTCCTCCGGCCACCGGACCGTTGACGGCGCGTACCCCATGTTTTTTCAAGTTGAATCAATTATTTAGGTCAAAAGGGTGACGGGGGGACGATCTCGCCCGAAATCCAAAGCCACACTACCCCATTGGTTAGACATCTTCTTTCTTACCAAATACTGCCCGAATACTACAAGAAAGAATATGTCTAACGCAAGCCTCATGGTATGTATTGATTTCCCGTCCCCCTCGTGTTCCTTTATATATTTCTATGTATAAATGTAATGATAATAAGGGCTTACGAGGGGTACGGGGTAGGGGTACACAAGGGGGTACGGCAAAAACAGCGTACCCCACCTTCACCGAGCATCATCCCTGGTCATTACTTCACCCCAAGCATCGCTCCAATCCTCGCCAAGTCCTCCTTTATCGCCGTTGCTGCACTTGTGCCCGGATCTATCTGTCGTGATACCATTGATCAAAGATTGAACAGGGGTCCGCGATGGTCGAATATTTCGGAATGCCTGAGACGCCTGCGGTCACGTACTTCCGGTGCGAGAAGCTGCGCGCGACGCTCCCGGTGGAGCACTGCGGCATGATGTGGAAGCAGGCCAATCACAAGAAGGATGAGCGACGCTGGGCGTGCCGCTGCTGCCCGATCGGCGCGGTGCATGCCGGTGAGACCGCAGCCTCGCTGTCGCCATTCAAAGGCGCGCTGATCTGTGGCCGCTGCCATCGTCCCGCGTCGCGCCTGGTCGGCAAGCATCTGTGCGTGTCGTGCAAGAACCGGGAGTACGAACTCCTGAAGGGTCGCAATGCCAAGGGCAGCGCGCCGGTCAAGCTGAAGGCCCTGGTGCCGCGCACGATGCGTTACCTGCACGGCAATGAGATCCGCACGCTGCACCTGCCGCTGTCGCTCAATATTGAGGAACTGATGGTCGCGGCGCTGCGTGATTCACAGAACCGGGTCCGCTTCTTCTTCGACGGGGCGAGTCAGTTCAACTTCCGCCAGCTTAGGATTTTTTGAGCATGAGCCACGAGCACGGTGAGTTCGAATACCGGGTCACTCCGCACATCTGCAGGATATGCTTTGGGCGCGTCCTGATGCGCGAGACCTTCGACAAACGCAAGCTGTTTCGCTGCTCGAATTGCGGCGTCGAGCTCGAGGGAAAGAACGAGGCGGCGATCTGCATGTGCGGACTCAAGCTGGGCACGAAGGTCGACGCGGGGATCCGGTGCGTGCCGAACCCGGAGAAGCGGCCGGAGCTGCCGAACGAGATCATTGCTGAACAGGCACAGCCGGTATGAACAGGCGCCGGCTCGCATGCGTGTTGTGGTTGGTGGCGGCTGTCACGCTTGGCGTGGAAGCACTGCCGGGCTGGAGTGTCGCCTTGTTCGTGGCGGTCATTTTGGCCGTCACGGACGGTGGATCAGATTAATAGTCTGTTGTGTTGGTCCTTAATCGCCTTGCGCGACAAGGGTTTAGCGTAGTGCCTTTGGAGTCCGGGCGCATATAGGGCTCAGAGAGACCGAAAATGAGCAATATTTTCACCATCAAAAGGCTTTTTTACATCACCATTTTTCTAGCGGCGTTCAACCTTACTCTGTGCGCTATCGATGTGATTACAGGAAGGGTTGATCGATGGACCGTATGGTCTGCGCTTTATGTGGGCACTGTCATTGGGTGGCTCGATGGCTTCTTCACGTGCTCGAAGTCCCCTGCCAAGAAGGACGGCGCCGCATGACCACGAAACTAGAAGCACTGTGCCAGGTCGCGGATGCCTATCGCGCGCTGCAGGAGACAAGCTTCAGCCCACGCAAGGCGCCAGCCCTAAAGCTCGGATACGACGACCTTCAGCAATTGGCAGCCGAGATCCGCGAACTGCAGCAGGTATTGGCACAGCCCATTCCGGCAGACGCAGTTACTGCGATCGTGGCGGGAGCCGTGAAAAGAGGTTCTGTCGCCTTCTCTGATGCTGGCTGGATCGAGTGGAATGGTGGCGAGTGCCCGGTCGATCCTGCCATCCGTGTAGACGTTAAGCTTCGGGACGGCTTCCACTGGAATAACACTCCCGCATCGCTTCCTGACTGGACTCATGCGCAAAGGCTCGATGATGTTGTGGCCTATCGCCTGGCCGCCATGGAGCAAGCGCCCATCCACACCAAGAGCATCGCCTAGCGTTGCCGGCTGATGCCGGGGCAGGCCGGCACGAGGCAACGCATCGGATCGATACCTCTCGGCGCATGATGGCGCTCTCATCAGTCAACTCCTGCAATGAGGTCGAGGGCTGCGGCGAGACGATTGAGATTTTGCAAGGTAGGCGCTGTGCGAACCATGCGAGCCGTACGAATCAAGCCGTCTAGCACACGATACATGCGCAACAGTCGTATGGCTTCTTTGTGGTGGGTGGGAAGGAGTGCCGCATAGGCACTGTCCATAACGTCCGAGACATTCACGGGGGTTGAGATAGACATGACACATCACACTTGCCCCGCCGCCCGCGCTAGCGTCGCGATGAGCCGTCGTCGGACCGGAACTGGCAGCCCGGTTTTCGGGGGCTGCCGCTCCTGCCACTGCAGTATGGAGTATGCTGTGCTGTATAGCGATCCGGCAGTACTGAGGAGCTGGGCGGTAGCGAGGGCCTGTTGCATGCCATCGCTGGTGTCCGGATGATGAATAGGGACGAGAGCTGCAGTCTCCCCTTCGTCATCGACTACCCGGAGCAGTTTTTGACTTGGGGTGAGGCCGGCGGCATGCCAGTAGACGGAACGATTGGCGATCTCTTTCAGTTGTGTGGTCGTGAATGACATGAGACTGACTCCAATTGATGATGGATTCCTCCCGCCCTGTTGTGTGATAAGGTATACTTACGCGCGTAACAAGAATGTCTACATTGGATGGTCTTGGCGTGAATTCTGCTGTTAGACCAAAATGTTTATCTTCTGTTCATGTTTTACTGGAGCGATGTATGGACTTGAAGAAGATCGAAACCCTGAAGCACAATGCTCAAGTCGGCAAACCGATTGATCCCAGTGTCGTGCTCGAGCTCGCGAATGCTTACGAGCAGGTCGTGCGCGCCGAGACGTTCTGGAGCGACCGCGCGCCCAGGATGAATGACGAACTCCTGATCCTGCGCCAGCTCGAGGCGCCGGCCCGCGCGCACGCGGTGCATGAGCCGAAGCATCCCAAGGCCAAGGCGTTCGCGCCGGTGCTGGCCGAGCTCGATGCGCTGCGTGCCGTCGGCAAGGGGGCAGCATGATCGCCTGGCTGAAGTGGCTGCTGTGCCGTCGCGAGCTCGAGGAGCTGGATCGCTGGCGGATAGGGCACTACGAGTGCAAGCGCTGGTTCGGCCAATTTCCGGACGTGGATATTGCGCTTGACCAGCTTGGCGCCCTGGCGCGCGGAGAGGGTGCGCGCTTCCACCACGATGTGCGCGACGACATGCGCCGACTGCGCGCCATCAGCTCGTGACAGCACACTGATGCCATGAGCGAATTTCACCCCATCTCCACGCTTGAAGACCTATCCTTACAGGACCGCGAGGAGATGGCGGCCGGCTACCGCTCCGGCATTCGGGGCGAGCCGGAGCCGGGCAGCAACAAGAGCCGGGCGCACTGGCACGGCTGGCGGAACGGACGGGTCGATGGCGGTTATGCCGATAAGGATGCCGCTCAGATCGAACTTGCGCGCCGCTACTACCAGCGGCAAGCCGAGTATTTGATAAGCAAGGCGAGGGAATCGAATGGCCGTCATTGATGCCGACGATCTGGTATCGGCGTTCTCCTTGCCGGGTCAGGAGCTCGGCACGGCGCACCCGGAGACGATCGCCACGCGGATGATGGAAGACCCGGAACACAAGCACCTGCGCGAGAACGAGATCCGCATAGCCTACCTGTTCCGGCACGAGTCGAAGGTCAAGGGCGGCAAGTGTATCCTGGGATCGGTCCATGAGCCGACCTGTCAGGGCGAGCTGCGTAACCTGTTCGAGTGGATGCTAGAGCGACTGTTCGGGTGCATGCCCGACTATGTGATGATCCTCGACAAGGGCTTTTGGGACAGCGTGACGCCGCAGACGCGTGAGGCGCTGGTCTATCATGAACTCTGCCACATAAAGCAGAAGCTGGACGAGTACGGCGCGCCGAAATTCAACCGACAGACCGGTCTGCCTATCTACGGCCTGGTCGCGCACGATCTCGAGGAGTTCAACGCGGTCGCCGCCAAGTATGGCGCATGGTCGCCTGACATCGCCGATTTCATCGCAGCCGCGCGCGGCTGACTGGAGCACCTGTGAACATTCATGACCTTCACCTGCTTTACCGCGACCCCCATCCAGCCGCGCTCGATGCGCTGAAGGACGAGGGCTATGCGGCCAAGCGACTCGGCCTGCCGCGCGAATCGTGCCCGCCATTCCGGCACGAGGGTATGCGCGCCGCTTGGCTTGATGGTTGGGATGCGGCGCCGGAGCCGGAGTCGCTGGTGAAGCGGTTCGAGAGTGGCGGTCCTTTGCTGTATCAGGGTGATCTATGAGCGACATCAATAAACTAGCCGAGCGCCTTGACTATCTCGAGCGCCGCATTCAGGAGCTTGAGCGCGTCCAGAATCCGAAGCCGACCCTTCCGCCTGGGCACGATTTTGGCCCGGTAGACACATGGCCCTATCGTCCCATGGTGCCTGTTACTTGGCCGGTCGGCCCGATCCATCCGCCACGGCCGACCGAATGGCGCCCATCCAAGCCATGGGACGATCTTGGTAGCTGCTCGAAGTGCGGCATCAAGCTGTCGCCGGTCATGGGCTATGTATGCTCGCGTGTCGACTGCCCGACCGGTCTAGGCGGCTCTAGTGGCGTCGGCATTGCCGCCGCGCTCAGCCAAGACCCAATCATCGGCAACTGATGTACCGAATACGACACATTGCCTTGAGCACGTATCGCCTACTGCACAACCCAAAGGTTGAATCCTACCGATTCAATCCGTGAGTTGAACCGAGCCGGCCGGCTGCCGGAAACCATAGGAGAAGCACATGATTCAACCAACAATCGGCCGCAAGGTCTGGTATCGGCCGTCAGCCGCCGACAAGGCTGGCAACTTCGGCATGGCTCAGTATGGCGACCAGCCGCTCGATGCGACCATCATTGCCGTATGGGGAGACAGCATGGTCAACCTACATGTCATCGACCATGCCGGCAAGACGTTCACCCTTACCAGCACCAAATTGCTTCAGGAGGGTGACGAGATCCCTCGCGATGCAGACGGCAAAGATGTTGGCCGCTATGCCTACTGGATGCCGTATCAGGTAGGGCAGGCCAAGAAGCATTCCGAGCCGGCTCCGCTGCCCGGACCGGGTGATCAGGCCGTGTCCTGATCAAACTGCAAATTTGATGCGCTCATCGGCGCGGCCCTGTTATTCCGTGGCCGCGCCATCGGTTACAGCCTATCGGGCGCACATAGGGCGCAACGCGTCAAAATTGATCAAGGAAAGGAAGGTATGGGAACGGGCTATAAGCTGCGCACTGACATCAATCCTGGCAGCCCTAAGACGATGCTGACGGATGAGCAGGTGCTCGAGTGCCGGCGTCGCCATGAGTACGAAGGCTGCAAGATGCGCACCCTGGCCGCCGAGTTCGACACCTCATGGGAATACATGCGCGCCATCCTCGACTACCGCAACCGATCGAAGCTGATCCCGCGCCGTCCGAAGTGAGACTGAGACTGGTCGTGAAGTGATACTGCGCTGAGACTCAGTATCACACGGAAGCCCAAGTGCCGCGCCCTAGCGAGAAAGCCAAGCCAGCCGTCCTGGCCGCCATCACCGAACACCTGAACCTGCACGGCCCTCAAAATTGGGACGAGCTCATGGCTCGCTTCCCCGATGTCTCGAGGGCGACGTTCTTCCGCTGGGTGAAGGAGGCGAAGGACGCGATCGAGGCGAATGCATCCGCCCACGGCACGACCGCGCTCAAGCTGGCGCAGAAGCGCATTCGATCGTCGATCGAGACGACGCCTGAGCGTACTCAGAAGCAGCTCAAGGCGCAGCTACCCGTCGCACCGTCGCCGGCCATCATCGCCGATATGCCCGGCGAGCTCGCGGCGCAGACGTTCGACTTCATGGCCTACTTCCACAAGATCGTCGCCGACGCGGATCTCGTGCGCCAAGCGGCCGTGAAGACTGAGGACGGTATCGAGAAGGCCAAGAACCCGGTCCTGCTCGACAACAACATCCGCCGCCGGCTCGGTGTCATCGAGACCTGGCTGCACTCGATGGAGGTCGTCTGGAACCTCGAGAAGATGCAGGAGCTCTATCGCCTGGTGATCGAGGAGGTGGGCAAGGCCGACCCGGATACGCAGCGTGCGATCCTGGCGCGGCTGCGTGACCTTAACACCAAGCGCGGCCTCACCGCTAACGCGACGATCCGCTGATGCCCGGCCCGCGCAAGAAAAGGGACGCGTTCGACCTGGGCGCCGGCCTCGAGTCGCTGATCGCCGGCCTCGAGGAGGAGACCGGCTACCGCGTCGAACAAAAGATCATCGAGCCCGGCGTCACGTTCCGCCAGTGGTGCGAACAGCTCGGCCGCGAAGGGATGAAGGTCGACGGCAAGCCATTCACGCTCGCCGATCGCCCCGCGATGGCGTGGATCTACGACCAGATCCCGAGCACGGAGGATGAGGCGTACCGCCTCGTGCTCGTGCTGATGAAGTGCGCGCAGGTCGGCTTCACCGTGATGGAGATGCTGGCGACGATCTATCTCGGCCTGCGCTTCGGACCGGCAACTGTCGGCATGTTCCTGCCCGACATGAACCTGGCCGGCCTGAAGTCGACGGAGCGCTTCATGCCGATCGTCCGATCGGTGCCTCCGGTGCACGACCTCATGACGCAGGACGCGGCCGACGGCACCGGGCGCAAGATCGGCGAGGGCAACGTCAACCGCCGCCGCATCGGCGACGCGCTGTTCATCTTCTCGTGGACTTCGGGCCGGGCGACAACCGAATCCGTGCCGATGGACATCCTGAGCTTCGACGAGGTGCAAGAAATGACCCTCGAGCAGATGGAGAAGACCGTCGAGCGCCTGTCAGCCTCGGCGATACGCTTCACGCTCATGGGATCGACGGCCAACTGGCCCGACTCGGACATCCACCACTGGTACAAGCGCGGCTCACAGTGCCAGTTCCACACCAAGTGCCCGACGTGCGGGGTGCGCAAGCCGCTCGACGAGTATTTCCCCGAGTGCATCCGCTGGGACCGCGAGCGCGAGATCTACCGCTACGTCTGCCCGAACGGGCACTGGATTGACGACACGCAGCGCGGCGACTGGATCGCCGAGAACCCGGCGGCGGACCGGCCGATAGACCCGCGCATCCCGAAGCGGGACAGGCCGCTGCGCATCCGGTCGATCCACTTCCCGCAGTTCCTGTCGCCGACCATCTCGGCCGGGGAGATCATGGACTCGTACAACTCCGCGACTGATATGAAGAACTTCTTCAATCGAAAGCGGGGAAAGCCCTACCTCGACCCATCGCAGGTGCCGGTTACGCTCGAGCACCTGGCGGCCTGCGTCGCCGCTGGCAAGGCCGCCGGCATCCAGTGGAAGTCGCGTGCGCGCGACACCTACATGGGCATCGACCAGATGGGCAACTTCAACGTCCACGTGATCAAGGAGCGCCTGCCCGACGGGCGCCAGGCCGTGATCCACGTCGAGGAGACCTATAGCGACGATCCCTTCTTGCGTTCGTCCGAGCTCATGGAGCTCTACGGCGTCGCGGTGTGCGTGGTCGAGATCAACCCGAACTACAACGACGCCAAGAAATTCGCCAATCGGCATCGCGGCAAGGTGTTCATCTGCGACAGCTTCGGCACGATGGCGGAGGGCATGATCCAGTGGGGTGATGCGCCAAAGCTGGATGTGTCCGAGCGGCGCACCGATGAGGAGGCGCGCGACCGTTACACACTGAAGATGGACCAGTACAAGTGCATGCAGGTGTCGATGGCACGCTTCACCAGCGCGGCGTGCCTGTTCCCGGATCCGCAGGGTTTGACGCAAGAGGTTATCGAGAAGGGCGTCCGCCAGACGGTCGCCGTGCTGCCGCGCGCGTTCTACCACTTCACCAAGACGGCTCTTGTCGCCGAGAAGGACGAGGAGACCAACAAGTACCGGCGCGCGGTCAAGAAGATCGGCATCGACCCTCACTTCTCCTATGCCAACATGCTCTGCGACGTGGCCTATGCGCGCGCGCACGGTACCGCGACCTTCATCATTCCGCAGACCGACACCACCAAGCAGGCGGCCACCGAGCGCGCCGAGAAGATGGAGATGCACGGGCTTCCGTCGCATGTCGCGGCGATGATCCAGCAGCTACCGCCTGGCGATCGCTGCGGGAAGTGCGTGGCGTTCAATAAGGAGACCGGCGAGTGCGAGGAGCGGATGCTGCAGGTGCGTGCGGAGGACCCTGGATGCATGCTGTTCACGGCCAAGTCGTGACTGGATACTGACAGCTCATTGATCTGGTTTTACCGCCAACCACAAACGAGGTGTTCATGGCCGATCCCATCGCTACCGTTACCACTCCCGTCGCCAAGGCTGTGGCCGATGCCGCCGCCAGCGCGGTCGTCAAGAATGTGAAGGCCGACGTGAAGGCCGAAGGCGTTTCTCGTCCGTGGGTGCTCGTGGCGTGCAGCTTCGCTGCCGGTGCGGCCGCCCTGTTCCTGGCTCAGCATTTCCTGCACCTGTTCTGATCTGCTGCGCCCGATAAGCGCCCAATGACAAGGCCCGGTGATGGGAAACCTCACCGGGCCTTGGTTTTTGAGGGCTGCTCATCAAACTTTGTATCTGATGATGGGTAGCCGGTAGCTATCAGATAGCTATCACACGATATCATCCGATATCACATAGCAAGCTCGCGAAACGACTCAGCAAGGCCACGAAAGACGCGCGCGAACGTGTGATACAGCATTCGACCTGTTTAAACTGGGAGATGCCGTGATGCCGCGTGATGCATTGGTGACCGAACAGGCTCCTAAACAATCCAGCAAGCACAAGAAACCCGAAGCGATCTACGATCCGATTTTCTTCCGCAAGGACGATGTGCAGGTCGGCGTCGAACTCCTTTACATGGGCCGCCTAGCTCCGCGCACGAAGTGGACCGTCATCGAGATCAAGACCGACCTGGGGCGCGGCCACGGCATGAAGCAGATGCAGGCGGTTCGCACGCTCGGCGACTACCTCACCTTGCGCAGTGCCGGCGGCGAATTCCGGCGCATGACGTTCGCGTACGCCTCCTATTCGGCGATCTGGCAGCTACCGCGTGGGACACTGACGCTCAAGCGGGTGAAGTAGCGGCCGCGATCCGCTCGCCGATCCACCGCATGCAGAGTACTGCCATGCTGTTGCCAATGGCCTTGTAACGCGGCCCGTCGGCGGCGGCTCGTACGCACTCCTCAAAGGTCATTCGGCCGCCGCGCGTCAGATACTTGATCCAGTCGAGCGCTATCTTTTCTGGCCGAATGGCCTTGCCGAATTGAATCAGCGTGTAGTCATCAGGTAATCCCTGTAGGCGTTCGCATTCACGCGGAGTCAGGCGGCGTACTGACATGTTGGATGCGACATTCCACGGCTTCACGGTTTCCAGTGTGCCGGTGCGCTCCTGGCACACTGGAGGCGCACGGTCATACCCACGTCCATCATCGCCGCGAAAACGGTCTTGAAAGGCAATTGCCTGGGTACATCCGTCCGTGTCGAGCGGCCCGGTGCGTTCGGTCCACGCATCAGGATCCTGGCGAGCGTTGAAGGCAATCGCCGGCATGACGCCGGCATTTGCATGGCTTGTCGTGTGGCCGCCAGCGCGGAGTGTCGGCGCGAGCTCGACCTGCACGTCATTTCCGTAGTCCTTTGCGCTGAAAGCCAGGACGGGCTGCACCAAAAATGTCTCGGTCTCGAAGTCCATCCTCCCGCTGGCGCTGGCGCATGCGTTGCGTGCGGTAGCTACGTCTATGCTGCCGCTCGTGTTGTTCCCTCCGAAGGCTTGGATGTGTCCTGCCCTGGCGTGGTCGACATCGCTACCGCCATCAGTGCATCGTAGAGTTCCGGCGGGAGCGCCTTGCGCCGCTTCTCGGCTCGGCGCAGTATCCCGGCGCACGCCGTCGAGCTCAAAAAGTACCGCTGTGGGATCGAACCCGTTTCGAGCACTTGCGACAACGAACACACGGCGGCGTCGTTGGGCCACTCCGAAATATTGGGCATCGAGGACTCGCCACGCGACTGTTCGCGTGGGTCCAAACACACAACCAGCGTTCGACCATTTGCGCCCTGCCGGTTTGAGTTCGCAATCTTCGCCGGCAAGTGCTCCCAAAAAGCAACCGAAGGCGTTGTCTTTGCTGCTGAGGACTCCGGGGACGTTTTCCCATACGAGAATGGCGGGCTGCTCTCCGCGAGCAAGTCGAGCTGTGTCAATGGCATCTGCGAGTTCCACATAGGACAAGGTGAGTTGGCCGCGCGCATCGGAGAGGCCGCCGCGAAGGCCGGCTACGCTGAACGCTTGGCAGGGCGTGCCGCCGACAAGGACATCGGGAGCGGCGACTTCGCCAGCCGCAGCGCGCGCGGCAATGGTCGTCATGTCGCCGAGATTCGGCACATCCGGGTAATGGTGCGCGAGGACGGCGCTCGGGAATTTCTCGATTTCAGCGAGCCAAGCGGCTTTCCAGCCAAGCGGGTGCCACGCAACAGAAGCGGCTTCTATGCCACTGCACACGGATCCAAAGATCATAAAGTCCCCGCCGCGTTTGTGATCGCGGCTTTGATTGTCTTGTCACGAATTCTACACGACTATATTTGATCAATACAATCGTGTGACTTTGCGTGATGCAGTGTGATAAGTGCCTGCATTTTAGAAATGCGCCCTATCTGCGCCCTAACCTGAACGAACCATCCGGTAATTCCGGATGGTTCAAGCACATACGGTTTGCCTCGATCAGATTTAGGATCTGATGCAGAGCAACCCGGCGTAACCGAACGGCAAGCGGCCGAAATACGGCGGCGGCTGCGCGGCGTAGGCTTCGCCGCATGGAATACGTGCTCTACGCCATCCCGGCCATCGCGTTCACGGTCACGCTCTGCGTGATCATCTCGACGCCAGGCACCTCGCGCGACGAGCTCGATGCGGCCGCGCTCCTGCAAGATCTCGAGCGGAGGCGCCGCGATGGCGCAGTTTGAGAGGGCGTGCCGGACGTGCCTGTTCGCCAAGGGTGAGTTCTGCCGATTGAACGGCACGCCCGTCATGCGGATTGGTGCATGCTATCAACACATCCTCGTGTGGACGTCGCCGCGCGACGACAAGAACGAGCAAACTAGGGAGCTCGAGAAGATATAAAAGAGAAGCCGGCCGCCTCACGGCGGTCAGCTTCCAGGGCGCCAGGGGAGGCGGCGCCGCATTAGGCGGGCAGTTCATCAGTATCCCTGCAGGGCGTCGTCGCCTTGGTGAGCCGTCACCTCACCAACTAGCTGCTGCCCGGCTCCGCCAGAATTGTGACGTACTGGGGCTGAGGGTGGCCGGCGGCATCTCCGGCTTGGCTGGCGACCCGAATCGAACGGGATTCCCTCTGCGCGACCAGCCTGCATTGCATGCGCATCGCCACTGCGCATCACCCTCACGGCTGGCGACTGCTGCACGTTGGCCCCGGCCGGTGGCTTCCCGTGGTCGAGCACCCGATACCTCTCCGGTCATCGGCGTACCCTGCAATCACCATGCGTGAAGGTGCGGGCTCTGCCCCCGCTCGAGGATTGTGTACCTGGCTTAACACGTTGAGGGCGGCCGGCGCTGATCTCCGGCTTATGCAGGGAGCCATGGCTATCCATGGCACGACGAATTAGCTATCTCGCCTGCACGGTTTCGCTACCAGCGCATCAGCCTGCGCATTCACCCTCAAGGATGCGGCCTCCGAAGATAGGACAGTATCTCGGGACTCACGTTTAATTGACGGGGTTGGTGATGCTCCACCATACGGAGACGCCATATCCACCACTTGCCGCCACTCCTATGGACTAGCCTCGCCCGAGGCCGCATCCTTGAAGGTTGCCGGTTACGCTTCCGGCGTCGCTTTTAACGACCGATTCCAGCGCTGGCGTAGCGCCTCACGGCGCCCCGGACATCCGTCCGGCGGGTTTGCCCGTTCCCTTATCTGCCCACCCTTGGCCCGCATCTGTCGAACGGGGTGCGTCTCATGTTTCAGGTTGGGATCTGCGGCAAAGCACGATACGGCTGGCGACTGCATTGCGTGCAATCTGTTCAGGATGGCGGACTCCGCCAGTTGCCTGCACGCTTAGAACTATCAGCAATCGCCATGCGTATCGCGGCCGGTTACGTCTCCGGCGAGGGGCTTTCACCTCCGTGGTGCCGTTTTGAACGAAGGCGCCGGCCGGAAATGTCCAACCCACAACGCAACCGCTCAAGCTTTGAATCAGTGCCCGTCTATTCCGGGCCGTCACGTATTTAAATGGCTGCTTCGGGATTGCGACCGACTATTACTGGTGCCACTTCAGTCCAGGCCCTTGCGGAATCTACCTGGCAAGTCACGCATAGGGAGTTGCTAACCCGCCAATATGCGCCGCGACTCAATTAAGTGCCGGTGGCTATTCCCGGCTGTCACCGAGGTAAATCCGCCTCAGTCGGCCGAAAGACTGCCCCTTCCGGAAAGCAACTTTAGTCCAAGTCCGGCACATCCCCGCTCTCACAGTTTGCGAAAGGTTCGTAACCCCATTATCCAGCCCGTCCGGGTGTTCGTTCTTAAGCTCCATTCGGTGCCAAAGTGCTGGTGGGAGAGCTTTTTTTCAGTCCCGTGAACCTTGAGCAAATAATACCATCCTCTTACTCAAATGCAATACATCAGCGCGACTTTTTCTTCACCGTGCATGCACGTTCTTTCATCTCTCGGCTTTTGCGTGATCCGCTTTACTTTCCATGCCGCTGATCTGCTCTTTGCCGGGCAGCGGGTAGACTGCGATCAAGATGACCTGATCTGCCAGGTGCCTCGCCTTCGCTTCGCGGGCGCCAACCCACCATCTATGCTGTTCGCGTGCGATCAGCTCATCGACAGGAACATTGGACCTGGCCGCGATGTTTTGATTTAGGCCATCCACCACTTCGATCACGGAGGCCAGGTCAGAAGCTTCCTCCGGCAGCTCGCCGCTGACGCCTCCGCTGGCGTTGTGGAACATCAACCGCGCGCTCGGCGTCATCCACCGCTGGGCGCCGTATTCGAAGATGAAGGCCGCCATCGAGTCGCAGTCGCCGACGCATAGCGTCATGACGGGGTGCCCGGCGGCGTCACTGGCAAGCATTTCATCAATGACCCGCCTGCCGGCGAATACCTCGCCGCCTGGCGAGTCAATCACGAGGATGATGGGCGTGCCCTTCGGGAGCCGCTGCGCGGCCTGAATCTGCGAGATGGCGAGCCATGAAGTCGACTGATTGACTTCGCCATAGAGCGTAGCCCATGCCACGCGTGGCGACTTATCGTGATGCGTATTGGCGGACGCGGCGCCGATCATCAGGCCGGCGATAAGAGTTAGGACCAAGGCGATTTTTGCAACGGTTTTTTTCGCCACGACACGCACCTGCTGATCGAGTTTGAGTAATGCTAGGTTAGTGTCACGTCAGATAAGTGGCGCAATATGCTCGCTGTCTTTTAGAGGCATTGTGGCCTCGAGCTCGGGCTCCCCATCAAGTCGCTCTTGTTCCTGCACGGGTTCGTCGTTCACGTCATCTCCCTCCCGATATCCGCCGCAGCGCGCACGATCGCGCGGCGTGCGGCGGCACAAGCATCCTCATGAGAGATCCCCGGCTTTGGGCTGCCGAGCGCCTTGCGGAACAGGTCCAGTTTCACCGCCAGCCGAAGCGCCTGCCCATCATCGACGAGAGGATTCCAGTAGCTTTCTATATCTTCGACCCACAATGCTTCTTTGAGGCCATACCTGATCTCCATCCATTCGCCCCACTCGTATTCGGCGCCTTGATATCCAGCCGCCTTCGCGGCGAGCTCGAGCAGTTCGCGGTCAGTCATGGCATCACCCTCCACAGCCAGGTGACGATGCCGGCGGTCATCAGAAGCAGGCCAATGACGGATCCAATGAGAGCCTGAACGCCGAAGAATCCAGTGCGCGCGGCCTCACCGTCGACAAGGGAAAGCAGCCAGATGATAAGCACGCAGACGACGAACATGCCGAAGCCGATCGCGGTCATGCCGCCACCCTATGCGCCTCAGTGGCCGCGTCGTATGCCTTGATGCTGTCGATGCACTTTTGCATGAGAATTGCGCGGTCGCTGCCGACCAAGCAGCCGCCCTGAACTTCTTCGACGTGCCCGTCTTCGTCGACGCGATAGCGCGCACCACGCCAGCCGAATTGAACGCTGGCCGTGCCAAGCGTGATGCCCGTCATCTGCTCCGGGTACGGCAATGCCCGGAGCAGGCGCTCGATGATCTTGCCGGTGTCCATAAGTCTCCTTGCTACGTCGGCCGCCCGATGCGCCCGACCTGTGCCCTAAGTGTAACTCAAATTTGATTAGGCGTGTGATTCCAGCGGATTAGCCGGCGCGTTGAGCAAACTTGGTGTCTGGTGAGGAATCGAACTCCATCTGCTCCCCCCGCAACGCATCGATCGCCCGCTGCGGCACGACATAACCCAGCCCGCGCAGATACTCGAGCCGATCGGCGCACGCGCCAGGGCTGGACTCGTTGAACGACTCGCCGTTATGCGGAAGGTCGATATCAACGTGATCGGCTGCCCTCACCATCTCGGTGACCCGGCTCATGCGCTCGGCATAAGCCAAGGCGTTCTCTGGAGTGCATTCCACCTTCTCGGGCAACGGTTCTTTGAAGACGACGCGGTTACATGCGACGTGGATCTGCCAGCCGCCATAACAATGCTCGTAGACATACACGTCGCACTGGAAGTCGTCGCTGCTGAAGCGGCAGTAGCTCATGCGCCCTCCGTCTCGTCCGGCACTTGGTGGCCGTAGCGACTGGCAACGTAGGCGCGCATGGCGGCGATAAGGGGCGTTGCGCCTTCCTCAACATACTCACCAGGACCGGCGCAGGCTGACCACATTGGGCCGCAGCTCGGCGCCGAGAGCGTGATCCGCTCGCGCTCGATGATCGGGCCGCCATGCTCCCAGTTGGTAGAGGGCGCGAACAGCTTGTGATCCTGCCGAAAGGGGTTGGTGGGAACCAAGAAGCACGCTGGTGCAGACTCACCAAAAAAATTGGTTCTGGTGTTGTCGTACATCGCCCCCCTGAATGTCGGATCAAGCGTCATCGTCGGAAACAGCTCGTGTGCCCACGTCCACGATTCATTGGCTCGGGCAGTCCAGTAATCCAGAAGCGCGCCGGTCAGGTCGGAGACTTTCATAGGTCCTCCTCGCGATCACTCGGCAGGATTCTGAATGTCTTCGCCGTAACGCATCCGATACCGAACGATGCAATTCTCTGAGAGAACCTGCTCCAGGCAGTATCTTTTCCTTGGCGCTCCGCAATGGCTCGCGCGGATATGAGAAGATCGACTAACTCACCCTCGCGTTGCTCTGCCTGGTCCAGTCGCGCGATGAGCTCGAGCACGGCGACGGGGTTCGCGGCGGCGATGAATCTAGCATTGGCTTTGCTTTCGCCCCTAATTGCCGCGAAGCAAATCAATGGCCCATCCACAACCTCTACTTCGTCGTAGCAAGCCCCGACTCTTGATTCCCACGGTCCTGGCGTCGCCGCCAGAGCGGACTGCTTCAGTGCTGCGATGTCGATGTTCATACGCCTCCCTTGTTGGTCTTGTTGCAGTAATCGCACGGAATGCCGCGCTTCGCTTCGGTGATGGTGTCGAAAATGAGCCAATCCGTCTCGGCGCCGCAGCGCGCGCATTTCATGACGCACATGGGTTTGCCAAGGTCTTCCGCCGCGCCGGTATGGCAATCGCCCGAATCGATCACATGCATGCGCCACTGGCGCGCGCTGCGCGTGGGCGGTTCGCCGAAAAGGTCGGCGCTCATGCCTCCTCCATGATGGGCTCATTGCACAGGCCCATATGGCGAAGCGCAGCCAGAATTGCAGCCGAAATTCGCGCGCCTTTGACAATCCGATACTGAACCCAGGTCTGGATGAATATCTGACTGCTGTTCGGGTAGGTGGTTACGAGATAG